GGTTGCGCCTGATTGACTTTTGCCATTTCTTCACGACTAGGGCGTTTGCCTTTCGCTGCATAATTCGCGTTAGCCAAAGCACGACCAATCGCACTCGTCTCGCAATTCTCAAGCGCCGACGTAGAATTAACTCCTCGCGTAGATACGGTTTCCTCAGCAAAGCCAGTAGTCCAAGGGTGTGCATCCACTTCAGTTCGATAGATAGAAGCCTTAACGATAAACCGCTGAAGAGTATGCTCAACGATCTCAGTAAATATTCGACCATCTTCATGTTCCTTCCAGAACTTAACTAGGCGTTCTTCTACTGTCTCGTAATCTTCTAAATTAAACATATAATTCATTCTCCTCTGTTGCTAATTGTCCAGCAATGGCAAGGTAACTAGCGCCATCGATCCAGGTGTCGATCTTTTGTGCATCCTCGATGCTTCTGGCAATCTTGACGAGCGCGAGTACGACTGCAACTTGATAATCCGTAATCGGCATTTCCAGATAGGCGCTAATAAGCCTTGCTGCTCTTGCCATATTGTCAGTTGGGTGACCGTAACTAAGTCCCCGGTCTTGGTATAAGTCTGTAGCTGTCTGAAGGATTTCTGCATGCTTCATACTCGCACCTTCTCGACAGATTCATAATGCTTGCGAACTGCCTTGCGACCTACAATGTAGCCGTCTCTGTGGCCTATTTTGTACCCCAGAAAGAACATCCCGAACCACGAGGCTAAGATAATTAACTGTAATAAACTCATATTGCTCCCTTTTGCCAGACTCTCTGGCTTCTTGGGATAAGAATGACATAACTAGGAGACAGAACCGCGATCATTTACATAACGAAACGGTAACAATTCTGCCTCATCAACGGCATCATCAATCGTTCGCTTTATATCGTTATCGAGATCGTCCATACCTACGGCCATGAACCACGAAAGTCGCATCCTTTTCAAGGTTAATTAAAGTTACCTGGCTGTCTTCAACCAGAATAAAAGCCTGCTGCCAATTCATAGTTCCCTTGGTATATCCAGCCTTGCGAACATCCATAAGATGTCCACCTTCTACCCCACGCAAGATACGCCCTATTTTGCCCCCAGAAGCCTCTGTGAAGGCCGATTGGCCTGCTCTGTGTGTGTGTCCGCAAACCACGCTTAAACCGTGCCTACGGGCTGCTGAAAGGGCTGTAAGGCCTGCATTAGGGTTGATACCTTGTTCATCCCCATGCACTGCTACCCAGCCTTTAGCAAAGGCGTATGGCTTCTTGTGATAAGTAATTCCTAATTCATCAAGTCTTAGAAACTTCTCAAACCTTAATTCAGGCAACGCCAAGAATGCTGGGATCTTCTTCATAATCACGTTATAAAGTCGATCTGTGTGGTTAGAGCGAATCATGTGGGCTTCTTTGGAATGCTCTACTAATGACCAAAGAACCTCTACTGCCTGGTCTCGATCTTCAGCTAGTGTCTGCTCGTACCAGCCCGGTGTTCCATCTGACCATCTACTGATCTGTGGGAGATCGATTTCATCTCCCAGAGTAATGACGCTATCTGGCCTGTATGCCTTAATAAAAGATGCAACATTGCGGACAGCAACTTCATCGTGATATGGAACCTGTAAATCTGGAACGATTACAGTTCTTTTCATTGTTAATCCTCATCGTCATCGTCATCATCCCAAGTGTGTGGGATTAGGTCTGGCTTAGGGAGAATCCAATCTGGATAAGCTGATGGCTCGACTATTACTGCTAAGGCAATATCGATATCAAAACCAGCGCGGCGAAGCGCCCTGTACATTTCCTGGAGACTGATTGCCCAGGCGTCTAATGCTGTATATGTATCGAGGTCTATAACCTTTTTACGAGCCATGGCTTTATTGTGACTTATCGCATAAGATTTCGTAGATTTTATCCACGCGTGTCTCTAAACGATTTACGGCATCTTTCATTGATGAACCACTATTCGGCTTCAACTCCGCTAAATAGTGTTTGATCATAAAGTTCAGCATGGCAGTTACACCACCCAGAACCGTCACGATCGCTACTGCAAGTGCAGCATAATCCTGTGCGGTCATTTTTTAGGAGTGGCATATCCAAAGATGCCTGCAACGATCGAGCCAAGGATCGCCCGGTAATCCATTGCGAAATTAGAAGTAGTTCCCCATACTGCAAGGAATGCGCCGATTGAGATTATTGCTGGGTGCTTCATATTCATTTGGTTTCTCCTAGTAATGGGATCTTAAAGAACGAGCCATCTTCATCACCTTTGCTAGTGAAAGAGATATGGCAATGCTTAACATGCGGATTGATTCCCTTATATGCGACCCAACGCCAAAGGGATTTGGCTGAGCAAATTTTGGAATTGAAGATGACATAGGAAATCCGTTTATCGCCAGACTTTGCAGCGAGTCGAATCTGATCTGCAATATCGGGCATGAGGTCGGGCTTGCCGCTCTTATGGACATCTCGATCAACATCGATTGCTCTAACAGTCCCAGTCTTTGGATCAGGGTTGTGATCGCTAGGGCGCGCTGAATGACGAAGATCGCCGATCCATCCATCGGAACGCCTATCACGATCTGGGAAGGTGTCATCAAACTGCTCGCGTAATTGATGGCCAGCTTTGCATAAGACTGGTTTCATCCCAAGAGCTTGGCTTCTTCTTCAGTAATGCCTAAACGCTTTAGAATTGCTGCTTTAGTTTCTAATCTAGCTTGCTTTTCTGCTTCACGATTAGCAAAAGCTTTAGAATCTAATTCAACTTGTGACAATTCTTCCGCAGTTGGCTTGCGTTCAATAGTCTTACCTAAAATTGCGTCATGTTCAATAATCATTGTTAACCTTTCTTGTATCCGTAAATGTTAAGTTCGCCCGTGAAAGTTCCACTTGCAGGATAAAGAGAAATCCCATCAAATGATGTTTTAGTCTTGTGTATGGATGAAAACAACCCTGAATAACTTGGATCCGGTGCTGCATTAAATAGTGTTGTATATTCAGCCGCAAAAGGATTGCGGATATCGATATTCGCGTATCCTTGATCTGTTGTTCTAAAATAACCGATTGTCCCTTCAGTTTGATTTGCACTTCCATCTGATGCAGGCGCAGCGGTGCTATATAAATTGTAGGTATTGACGCTCGAATAGGTTGATGCTGTGTTATTTGTGCTACTGGCTCTCATTCGATACCTGAAATAAATATCACTCAAAGAATTCGTGGACTTAATTTGTATCAAATAAAAATCATAAGTTGATGAAAAACAATTATTAATGTTTACGGCTGAAGATGATGTGAAAGAGACATTCGTAATTCGTACTAAATCTCCAGCCGTTGCCCATTTTAACCCCGTTGCCGCTGTGGAATCTGCCGTCAAGACTTGTCCATTTGTACCCACAGCCAATCGAGCAGGTGTGTCTGCGGCTGTTGCACCAATTAAGTCGCCTTTAGCATCAACAATAGCGTTTTGAATAGCGTTTGTATCATCTTGTGCAACCCAAGAAAAATCTAGGTCTGTGCCCGAAGCTTTAGCTAAAACTTGTCCAGTAGTGCCGCCTTTAAGATCGACTAAGGCTGTGTCGATATCTTGTCCTAGTGCGGCAATAGCGGTAGCGCCATCCTTTACTAGGTCTGTGGACTGGGGTATATCCCATCCAAAGTTAGTTGTTGTTGTTGCCATTACGCTACGACTCCAATCGCATTAAGCCATGTAAGGGTTGGGCTTAGAGTATTCCAAGCCTCTGCTGCATTTACCTGCTCCCATTTTACCGCAACTTGGGAGAAGTTTATTGGAGATGCGTTAAAAGTAACGCTCAGGTTGTTTAGGCTCGCTCGGAAAGTCCAGCCCTCAATGTAACCCTGAAACGAGCCATCGGTTATATTACCGGGCAGGTTCTGAATCCAGACTGGCTGGCCTAAGAAGATATTGATTAAAGCATCTCGATCGCTGTTATCTATTTCAGGATTTCCAAGTACGAAAGTGATGCTCTGAAACTTGGGATAAGGAAAGGCTCGAAGATCGATGTATCTATCAGCAAGAGCTATGGCATCGGAATTGTTTTTAATTCTAGATGTGTACTGCTCGGCATAAAGTCCAAAAAGTGATTGGCTTTCTGTATCGGTAGCGGTATAAGTGTGATTACCGTTAGTACCAGAAACGATCGTAAAACTATTGCGAATATCTCCAGCGCGAGTAGTAGCCGCTAAACCTATGCCATTAGCATGGTTAGCATCGAGCGTGGTGTATCCGTTACTGGCCAAATAATCTTGGCGGTGAGTTTGGTCTGCATATCCAATATTGCCGTTTGCATCCTCGTAAAGAACGCCAAAAGCCGAATTAGCAATAGCGGTACACAATGAATAAAGATCAGTATTTTCTGATGATCGGGCTATTAGCTCATAATCGCCTGGCTGATCGATCTCGCCTAAGCCGATATTTACTGCATTTAGCCAGGTTTCAGTAGGGTCATAAGTTGCCCAAGTTTGGGCTGCTGGTACTTCATTCCATTGCCCTAGTAAGTAGCCTGAAAGAAGTGTGTAAATCTGATCCCCATCAAAGTCTTGAGATAAAACTCCAGCATCAATAATTCTAGGAAGTTTAGATAATGCTCCAAGGGCTGTAATGGTTGCAGTAGTTGTATAACCTAAATCCCCAGCCTGATTAACTGCAATAGTAAAATCAGAAATAAAGCCGCCAAAAATAGGGATATAAGTCCCAACAGAATTAGTTACCTCAACTGTAATGCCAGTTCCTACGGTGAAGTTATAGCTTGAGTTATTGAAGTTGATTAATTGAACTTGGCAATAGCCTGCAACTGGCTGAACGTTGATATCTGTACGGCCAGAGGTAACTACTAGGTTAGCTATTGTTACGTCAGTAACTTCAACGCTGTTAACTAAGACCTTGTAGGAAGGGGTATATGCAGTCATTAAACGAACGCCGCGCTGCCCAAGGTTCCTCGAGCGTTAGAATCATTGAGGATCTGAACGATTTGACGGGCTGCCGATTCGCTATCAATCGCGCCATTAACCGTAATGTTAATTGTTGAGCTGCCTCTACCCAAAGCGTTGTTAGGAATAATGCTGCCACTACTTGAAGGCGTAAACAGTTCTGGCCCTTGTTCTCCTACGAGATAAGTTGTTCCTTGCATGACTGGGCCACCGG